CGCATCAATAGCCTGTTCATACCTCCGTCTTGTAAATCAGGAAAGTTACACCAGTCACATACCTCGCTGTAATTAATAATATTTAGGTCTGACAGGTCATAATAATTCTCTTGTACGGCACGCGCCAATTCTCTTGCAGCGCGTACTACTAGATTAAATTTATCCATATTACAGTTTATTTTAATTCTCTCGGCAATATTGCCAATTGTGCCCAGCAGGAGAGTCGAACTCCTGTGCAGCCTTCCCGGCCTGGGCTAAATATCCGCATCAGCGGATATTTACGCCGTTTTCGTCTACGGTTATTATCTCGAGCAGCATTGCCTCTCTCGGTATTTCTCTCGTTTCGACAATTTTCTTGCCGTCCTCCTCCCGTTCGGTTGTTTCCTTTTTCGACTTGTTTTCCTTATAAATGCAGTACGTATGGCCGTAATAACCGCTCAGGTCATTTCTCTTGTCGGCCTCTTTCAGGCATTCCAAAATATTTTTTTCGGCATAATAATGGCATTCGCTGGCAAACATTCTCTCGCCGGTTACAGCACAGCTGTCAATACGGATTTCTCCCGTGTTAATTTTCTCGTTGTCCAGAACTGTCAGGACGAAACGATAATTTCTGTTAATTTTCATTACTGTTATATTTTAATTATTCATATTATTTCCGTTTTATTTATATTGCTAATATACCAATTTTATTTTAACCGGAAAAATTTATTTGGTTAATAAATATTGGATATTTGTTAATAACCGTTATATAAATTATTATATATATCCGGCTTATTTTCGATATGCTAATATAATAATAATTTTATCGGCTATAAAATTTATATATTAAAAAAGTGTTAAGAAACCTGGATATAAATATTAAAAAATATCGGCTATATAACCTGTAAAATAAATAACATAT